ATGAAACTCATCAGTAATGATCTGCGCGATGGCGATAAGCTGCCGCATCGTCATGTCTTTAACGGCATGGGTTACGATGGCGATAATATTTCACCGCATCTGGCGTGGGATGATGTTCCTGTGGGAACGAAAAGTTTTGTTGTCACCTGCTACGACCCGGATGCGCCAACCGGCTCCGGCTGGTGGCACTGGGTAGTTGTTAATTTACCCGCGGATACCCGCGTATTACCGCAAGGGTTTGGCTCTGGTCTGGTAGCAATGCCAGACGGCGTTTTGCAGACGCGTACCGACTTTGGTAAAGCCGGATACGGTGGCGCAGCGCCGCCGAAAGGCGAAACCCATCGCTACATTTTTACCGTTCACGCGCTGGATGTAGAACGTATTGATGTCGATGAAGGTGCCAGCGGCGCGATGGTCGGGTTTAACGTCCATTTCCATTCTCTGGCAAGCGCCTCGATTACTGCGATGTTTAGTTAATCACTCTGCCAGATGGCGCTATGCCATCTGGTATCACTTAAAGGTATTAAAAACAACTTTTTGTCTTTTTACCTTCCCGTTTCGCTCAAGTTAGTATAAAAAAGCTGAACGAGAAACGTAAAATGATATAAATATCAATATATTAAATTAGATTTTGCATAAAAAACAGACTACATAATACTGTAAAACACAACATATGCAGTCACTATGAATCAACTACTTAGATGGTATTAGTGACCTGTAACAGAGCATTAGCGCAAGGTGATTTTTTGTCCTCTTGCGCTAATTTTTTGTCATCAAACATGTCGTTCTCCAGAGAAGCATAAAGCCTTGCAATCAAGTGCAAAGCTTTGTGTACCAGAGTTTTCCTCATCAACTACCGCAAGTATCGATCGATTGAGACTTGGATGATAGACTTCATACCTTTCAGAACTCATTGATTAAATAAATGTTAAATATATTTGCAAGGTACACCTCGATTGGTGTGCTGAACACACTTATACACTGGGTGGTTTTTGGTGTATGTATCTATGCCGCGCATACCAATCAGGCTCTGGCAAACTTCGCAGGTTTCGTTGTGGCTGTGAGTTTTAGCTTCTTCGCGAATGCAAAATTCACATTCAAAGCATCAACTACAACGATGCGCTACATGTTATATGTCGGGTTCATGGGAACACTCAGTGCTACTGTTGGATGGGCTGCTGATAGATGCGCACTTCCCCCGATGATAACTCTTGTCACCTTCTCCGCCATCAGCCTGGTGTGCGGTTTCGTCTATTCAAAGTTCATTGTCTTTAGGGATGCGAAATGAAAATTTCTTTAGTCGTTCCGGTCTTTAACGAAGAGGCCACGATACCTATTTTTTATAAAACCGTGCGCGAATTTGAAGGGCTTCAGCAGCATGAAGTCGAGATAGTCTTCATAAACGATGGCAGCAAAGACGCTACAGAATCAATTATCAACGAGCTTGCTGTTGCCGACCCGCTTGTGGTTTCGCTGTCGTTCACACGTAACTTCGGCAAAGAACCCGCCCTGTTCGCAGGTCTGGACCATGCTACCGGGGAGGCAATTATCCCGATTGACGTTGATCTGCAAGACCCTATCGAAGTTATTCCTTACTTGATAGAGAAATGGCAGGCCGGTGCAGATATGGTTCTGGCTAAACGCTCTGACCGCTCCACTGACAGCAGGCTGAAGCGTAAATCTGCTGAGTGGTTCTATAAACTTCATAACAAAATCAGCAACCCTAAGATAGAAGAAAATGTTGGCGACTTCCGGCTCATGTCTCGCGAAGTAGTAGAAAACATTAAGCTCATGCCAGAACGAAACCTGTTTATGAAGGGTGTGCTGAGCTGGGTTGGTGGTCGAACCGATGTCGTAGAATATGCGCGAGCAGAACGCGTTGCAGGAAGCACAAAGTTCAATGGATGGAAGCTCTGGAACTTAGCGCTGGAAGGGATCACTAGCTTTTCTACTTTCCCTTTGCGCATGTGGACTTATATAGGCCTGTTTGTGGCAACCTTATCATTCCTTTATGGAGCATGGATGATTGCTGATAAATTGATGTTTGGAAATAGTGTTCCAGGTTACCCTTCTATCATTGTATCAATATTGTTTCTTGGTGGAGTTCAGTTAATAGGCATAGGAGTTCTTGGAGAGTATATAGGAAGAATTTATGTTGAAGTTAAGCAACGACCAAGATACATTCTAAAGGATAAGTAAAATGACTTTAAATATAAAAAAAACAGCCATATATATCATTGGATTTATATTCTTGACTTTCTTCTACGCCTCGATTTCAAAACAGATTTTGCCAAGTTCGGATGCTGTTTCTGGACTTCTTGAGGGTAAGGACATTGCGGACGGAAATTGGACGCTTAGTGGATGGTATCTCTCTACAGTATCATTCTATTTTACAGACATAATATGGTACGGGCTTGCTTCAAAGGTATTCTGGTACGGACAGTACCAAGCATACTGCATACCGGCAATTATGTATTCAATGGTTACATTGATGACATTTTATCTTTCAAAAGAAAGGCTTTCATCGTTATGGGCCATTTCATTTTGCGTTGCGCTGCCTTCTGGGTTTGCAGTATTAAACGTATTAATACCTGTGATACATGTCGGCACATATGTATCCATGTTGTTTTGCTTCATAATGTTAGACAATTTTTCCAAAACAAGATCGTTAATTTCTCTATCTCTTTATATTTTAGTGTTAGTTCTAGCTTGTTTCAGTGATGACATCATAAAGCTACTCATTATTGCACCAGTAGCAATATCATCAGTGGTTTTTATAGTAAAAACCAAAAGCCAAAAAAATCTGATCATACTAGTTGCAACTATATTTGCATATGTTGCATCAAAAATTATGACCATGTACGCAAGAGCTCATAACTGGTACATTTTGCCAGGCGTTCCAGATCCAACATTTGTTGCATTTGATGATATCCTGAATAATTTATACTTATTCGTAAAAGGATTCCTCCTATACAGTGGAGCTTTCTTCTTTGGCAAATCACCTTCTGATATTACAGCGCTTATTTCTGTTTTTTGTTTTGTTGTAATGATTTTACTTCTTATATTAGTTGCAATGTCAGTAAAGGAAATATTCAAAACCTCCATGGTCAATATGGCTATATGTATAGCTTGTATTATAATGATACCAGCATACCTTGCAAGTAACCGTCCAATAGATGAATGGACTATAAGATATATCGTTCCATTTTTTATACTAGCACCTGTTGTTATTGGCAGATCTAACAACTCCAGAGGGTGGAAATTCATCGCATTAGGGGTTGTTACAACATTTATTCTCTTTTGTTCTATTTATATGCATGAAAAAAAAGACAATTCTAATGATATTATAAATCAGATAAAACACACTGTAAGGCAGAATAACCTCACAAACGGGTATGCATCTTTCTGGTTTGCTTCATCAGCAAGTATAGATGGAGACATATCAATTGCTCCGATTGATGTAAACCGAGGTTTGAATATACTTGCATGCAATAAATGGTTGTCAAAAAACTATTGGTATGAGCGCGGAGGAAATTTCATAATTACAGATGATGAGGTTATGAGAAATATAACAATTAAAGAGATTGGTAATCCATCAAAGGTTATTGACGTCGGAGATAAGAAGATTTTTGTTTACGATAAAAACATTACATTCAACTGCAATTAATTAAATAAGCGGGTGCTAAGCACCCGCATTATCATACACTTGTACCATCCGCCCTCTTCCATTCAGATGATACTGTGTTATACCATATTGGAAGACCTAGCGTTGTATCATAATACATCTGCCCACTGACTGGTGCTGTAGGGCGCTGCGCAGTCGGTCCACGGTTTTGATAAGTCGTCTGAGTATCATTAACACCTAGACAAGCTATAATACGGTTTTTGCGTTCTTCCGATGTATTAAGGTAAATCTTGGTTGTCATATCGCTATCGAAAGAAACGCCATTGATGGTTATGCCGTTACAGTTATCGCCGGGGTCTGTGATCCCAAGTGGTTGCACGTAGTAACCCCCCCGGATATAAGATGTACCCATAGCACCGCCGATGACAGATACCTCTTTGCAATTTACCAACGATAGACCGCCAGTCTTATTTCCGTTGTATATATTATTCGACAAAGAGCATTGTTCAGCATTTTCCAACACCATGCCAAACTCACCACAGTAGGTGATAGTGTTTCCTGTAAACGTCAGGTTTCTAGCGCCTTTAATATTAATTCCACGGGCGTTGTTTGGTCTCCCAGCACTAATAATGTTACCGCTGATGGTAGCGTAAGCTAGACTCTCCATATCAAAAGCAGTACCGTCGATGGCATCGAAAACGCTATTTGAAATTATAACCGGATAACCCGCGAATTGGTCTGTTCCGCCAACCCCACCAAGAGTTGTACGTGTCCTTACCGCGTAATCTCCAACAAACATCGTACATTGGCTGATATATAAATCGGCGGTATCCCATACGTCAATCGGAGAGTTAGAACTGAAACACATAAGAAACTTAGGTGATTCGCTGATGAACTCCACAGTATTTAAATCCGCACGCCCCAAGAATGGACTACCCCAACGTTCGCACCGGAAGAAGTTAACGTAATGGTAGTTGTTCATAGTAGTTTGTGCGTTATAGAAAAACACCCGATCAAACTCTAAGTTCTGGACATGACGACAAACAATCCAGTTAATCAGCACGTCGGATGATATGACTACATCTCGGAATATGCCACCCTGTTTCCACTGACTAGCAGCCGGGCCAGACCCTGTAAGGGTAAACATAGTGAAGGTTGAATCAGAACCTAGATATTTAATCTCTGGATTTTTTGCGTTACCAATAATTTCATATTTTGCTGGAAGCTCAATGTCTCTGGTCTTCATTCCATATATGCCAGAACCTTTCAAGTGAATTTTTCTTGCGCCTGAAGCGAATGCCTTCTGAAAGGCTATGCTATTATCTGTTATTCCAGAATCGTCTTTGCCACCAAAGTCTTCCAAAAATACAAAATCATCCAGCTTTTCTTGTACATTCCTGAAGACAGCACCATCAACAACAGATGGTAATCCATACTTATACTTTACTGTTTCAGGGAATGCCCCGCTTGCAAACTCTCCCTCTAGCTCATGCCGGAACTGGTCCGGGTCATACTTGATAATGTTTGGATAGTAGAACTGCTGTGTGCCATATGCGTCATACACAGCCATTGAATGTCCCTGTACGGTAACGAACTTTGCAATCTGTCCGTTATATACCGGATAACCAGCAGCGTTAATGATGATTGGTTGCGAAACAGGAACGTGAGAGCCGTCTTCATTCTCCATATAAACCTGAATCTGGTTTTCTGGATTTACCGGGTCAGTATCAATTTTACCGATATAAATTTTTCCATTGGCAACCGCTTTAAAAGAACGCGCCATAGTGAAGAGTTGCGAAGGCATACTCACTACAACATTGGCTGTAATGTCTGTCATTTAATTTGCTCCAGATACAAGAAATCGCCGCAGCATGGCCACGGTGAATTTTGGGCATAAAAAAACCCAGCCGAAGCTGGGTCGTTGCGTTGGTTATCTGTCAGTAGTTATGTACTGGCTGAAGGATTTGTACAAAAAAACCACCTGACGGTGGGTTAATTTTTGCATTTACCTGGGCCATATTGACTACTTATAAAATGAGTTCAATATTTAATCGCCCAATAACGGGTGTATGTTGAGGTATATCATGGCGAAAAAACCAGGTGAAAACACAGGAAAAAACGGCGGAATATACCAAGAAGTTGGCCCACGCGGCGGTAAGAAAGACAATTTTGCCACCGTCAAGGACAACGAAAGGCTTCCACCAACAACAAAGCCAGGTCATGGCTGGGTATTGGATAAGCGAACTCCAGACAGCAAAAAGTAATAATCAAGCCGGTTCACTCCGGCTTTTTGATATGTCGCTCGCAGAACTCAACAAGCCTGCTCATTAAGTAGCAGTAAGTCTCATTAGCTCTTCCTGGTTCAACATCAACACCGACCCTTGAGCAGATATCGAATGCCATGTGAGCGCACTCATGGGCAATAGTAGATAGTTTGCCATTGAACACGCCTATCACATGCAAAACACCATTCTCGCTGCTCATTGTATGAGACGCTCCGTTGGCATCCGAGTCCTGCACGTCCACACCAAGTTTTTGATGCAGGCGTTGCCATTCTGGAAAGTCTCTACAAAACACAATTGTACCGCTCTCAAAGAGCGGAACGAGCATCTTTGGTACGTTTCCAATGTTAACTTTTTTCATGGTATCCTGCGTAAAACTAAGGAGGTTGGTGTGTCTGATTCTATGAGTTACGCTGTGCTAGTTGCCGCAACTCTATTTCTGGGGATAGGGTTGCAGATTGCGTGGTTCTTTTTTTCTAGTTTTATTAAACGTAAAAGAATTGAATCAAGGATATCTGAGATTTCTATTGCTATAGGGAAAAATGCTGAAAATCCAGAGAATGAGGCCTGCGCACTGAATTACCTTAAAGAAAAGTTTTCCCCTGAAAAATTTGAAAACAGAATTACTGATGCTCTTGGATTGGTAATATCAGTAATTCATATGCCACTAAGTTTACTGATAACAGTGTGGTACTTCGCCATGATCGCCGGAAGAATATTTGGTTTCATGAATATAGATCCTGTAGTTCTTTGGGTTCCAATGATACTGCAATTGTTGTTAAGCGTTGCTATCTTTATTTTTTCTGTTTTTATAAAAATTGTCTTTGGAAGATACCCCGGAGAAGCGAAGGGATTTAATAAAGAATTCATAAAAACTATAAAATAAATGCCGTCCCTGGCTTACAGTGCTACTGCCGGGTAGCTTCGTTAACTAAGAGCGGGCGCACGGCAGTAGCCGCCTGATTTAGCGCTCTTTCATAGGCTGGTGTTCCTGCTTTGGTGTTTGCCAAACGTAAGAGAGCATTCCTTGCTGCTTTTGACTCATACAAGCGCATCATTGCACCGAAACCAGCCTCAAGCCCCATTGATACGCCAAGAGTCGCAGTTGCGCCAATCGTCCTTATCCTGTTGGCTTGCGATTGCCCCGTCTGAGTTACTACATTTGCGGTGTCTGACCTTGCTGTTTGCTGTAGAACTTCATGAAGAGCATCAAGCTCTTTCATGTGCTTTCCAGAAAAAATAGTGTTGTAAATTTCACCGCCTGACTGAGATTTCAGCTTATTAACTTCAGTGATGAACTTGGCTGGAGAGTCACCTGCCTTTTCCGCTATTTTGCTGACGTAAGCTGCACGCATAGCATCTTTCCCTTTATCATCCAATGCGCTCCAGATTCGTTTCACGTCAGATGGTTTTCTACTTAATACAACGGTATTTATAAGTTCAGGACTGGCTTCACTGCTTGCCTTGTTGAGCTTGTTAGCAATGTTTTTATTAAGCACCTTATTATAAACGTTTGCATAATCGGAATTTGCTTTAAGGTATTTTGCTGCGTCTGATGCACCTAGGTTTTTAGCAACTGCGTTACGAAGGTCTTTTGACATTGCATTCTCTACCATATTGGTAGCTGCTTTTGCCTGGTTGGGGAAGACCATAGCATCTCCCTGAACATTAGATCTAAATGCTGTTCTGTGCTGACGCAAGAGATCAAACGTAACATCCAAATCAGTTGCAGGGTTTGCTAATTCTTCACGTAGGTTACGCAAGGATGTAAGCAGGCTTTGATTAGCAGACGTCCCAAGCCGTTCCTGTCTTGCGATCGCTGTATTCAGAGCATTCATGGTGTTTGTGGTATCAACTGCGGCATTACCCATTTTATTGGTGACGTCATTGATAACAGCGCCAGCGGCATCCTTCCGCCCCCTTAACGTGGTGATCAGAGATTTCACCACATCATCAGGGTTGTACTCACCAAAACGGTCAAAATAATTGCTTACCAGCTTACTACGCGTTGCATATTGCTCCGCTCTCTTTGAGCCTGTCCCGAGCAAAGCCCCCTCGGCATCCTGAGTAAGGCCGCGAGTGAAAGCATTTTTCGGCGGGATAACATCAGATGTCATTGGTGTCACGCCCATCGATTCTGATGTGGCAATTTTCTTCGCCACTTCTGGCGCAATATCACCTTTTATAGCCGTTATTCCACGCCCTATTCCCTTTGCTGCTGCGGAAAGAACCCCCTGAGCGGCAAGGTTAACTCCGGCATTTTTGGCTGCATTTTGTGCGAAATCGCCTTTCTGATTTGCGGCCTCTGCCAGTGATCCAATAGCCATGCTTCCTGCCGTTCCAACTCCTGGAACTAAATACCCACCAATTGTTTCACCGGCTTGCGCGTAGGGGTCTGTCGGTCTGTCTACTGGACGATAAACATCATCCAAAACCTTGGGTCCACCAAGCCCCTGACTGATTGCATTAATCAGGCTTGCGCCGCCCTGCAATACGTCAAATGGTATGTTTACCAGACCACGACCTGCCTGTTCTGCAATTTGCCCTGCACTTTGACCACCAGTGAGCCAATCGCCAGCTTGTTGCATCAATGAAGGTTCTTCACGTGCTGGTTCATTATTGGCCTGATTAACTGTTTGTTGCTGAACAGCCTGACCAGCAAAATACTCATCAATGGCGGTGCCAATATCTTCCGTGCTCGTACCATCAGGGAAGGTAAATGTCTTACCGTTTGCAGTTACTTTCATCATTCCACCGTAAATTGAATGCCTGATTTTGAGGTATATGATCCGGATTGACTCTGCTGCTGTTGGGTATTTGTCGGTTGTTGGCTATTGCTCTGTTGTTGACTATTTGCAGCACTTGAAACCACCAAAGCATCATAAACGCGACCAGACTGACCACGTAATGAGTTATATTGGCCCTGCATTTTCCGCATTTTTGTTTCAGTAGCAGCCTTGGAATCACCGGGCTGAGGCAGGTACATTTTGGAATACTCCTGCATCTCTGGCAGAGTAATTGCTGCACCTGTTTCTGGGCGCAAAATTGCATACAAGGCGTCTCTCGCATTTACCATATATTGCTGCTCAGCTGGTGATAGGCTTAAATTTGCAATAGTCCCATCACCAAGAGAGCGATTTATTAATGCAACTCGCTTAGGGTCAATGCTTTTACTAAGCTGATTCATTGAGTCCATTGAATCTTTTAATCGCAAAGCAAATCCTGCCGCCTTCTTGGAACCCTCATTAGCCTTATCTATGATGCTTTGCGCTTGTGGCAAGCTAATTGGTTTAATGCCATCACCAGATATAGGTTGGTTTAGTTTTCCGGCTTCCTCGCTGCCATCGGTGTAATACTTAGTTACAGAGCCATCAGGATTGGTTTCAACCTTAAGTAATTTCTTAGCATTGGGATTAATTCCTGCCGCTGCCGCAAATGCCGCCGCCCCCTCTGGATCCGCCTTTAACATTTGCGCGTACTGATTGTAATTCTGCATTGCGGCTGTTGGTGCATATGCTGACGTTAACGCATTTGCTCGGCTAATATCCTGCCCTCTCGCCTGAAGTGCTTCGCCAGCCTGATTGCTGCGGATTGTCTCTGCCAGTCTGCCTCTGTCAATCTCACGACCAGCCATCTTGTCCTGAACATTGAAGTAATCAATCGGACCAAGAGCAGCCATTCCGAGGTGATCAACAAACTCACCAAATCCTGAAGGATTCTGCTGATACATCTGAGCAACGTTGTTAGGGTCAACGCCGACGCGCGCCAGTTCCTTGGCGTTGTTTTGCAGCCATGATTGCATTGCTTCTGGAGACGAGGCCGCAAGGCGTGCGCCAGCTGCTAAGGTGCCGATAGAATTACGCTGCTCTTCATCAATGAATCCCATGCCTTTACGAACGGATTCAATCTGGTCTGGATATTGAGTAGCCAACTGACGCAAAGCACCGCGATCACCAGACGCATAAGCATTAGCGTATGCCTGCTGAAATTCTTTCTGCCGCTGAGCCTGCTTTTCCTGCTGAAACACCCCCGCAATACCTGAAAGTCCTTGCAAAGCAGTCAGCCCAACATTGTTAGCGCCTGAACGCTCAATATCATTGTTCTGCCTGATAAGCTGAAGCGTATTGCCGATGTCATTTACGCTCGGAGCGTTTGAGTTGACGCCGCCGATACCAGCCAACAATCCGCCATTTGATCCTTGCCAAGTAGCCATGATTACCCCTTAAAACAACGAACCAAGCAATCCGATACCAGCACCAATGCCAGCGCCCCAAGGTGTTGATGTTCCCAAAAGGCTGGCAAGACCTGCACCGGCAATCGCACCGGACGTTCCGCCGCTAATTGCTGTCTGAAGACTTGATGGTTTGTTGGCATTAGCAGCGGCAAGAGCTGCGCTTTGCTGTGCAATGCTGCTCATGTTGTTGGCGTACGTCTGCCCGGCGTTTGCCTGACCTTGCAGAGCACCAAGCCCAACGTTTGCCAGATTGTTGTAATTGCTCATCTGGTTTGATAACCAAGACTGACCGAGAGTCGGCGCGATCGTAGCCAGTTGATTGCTTGTGGCTGTCGAACCAAGTCCCCCCGTCGCCTCCGCAGCAGCAAGATTCTGGTAGCGAGCCTGACCTGCAAGGTCTTTATACTGCTGAGAGTTGTAATACTGATTAAGTGCCTGCCCCTGTCCTTCTAAACTGGAAAGATTCTGAAGCTGGTTAACATACTGCTCCGCAAGCGGCGTGAACGGAGCAAGGTTTTTCATGATCGTCTGCCACTGCTGATTTTGCAGGTCTGCGGCATACTTCTGAGCTTCTGCGGCATACTTTGCGCTTTTATCAGAACTGCCACCTTTCCCGCCTTTTTCAGGGCAATAAGGTTCCTCGCCGCGCAGTTTTCTGCCCAGCTTAAATGCATATAACATGGCTATCTCCCGTGATTCAGGAATTCGATTAGTTCTTCGCGTGTAGCACTGTAAAATGTCACGTCATCCACGCCTTTGAAGTATTTCTTGATGGTTCCTACACGATTAAGGCCAATCATTGCGCAGTACATCTGCCCGTGGCGGAATTTGCGCGCAGCGAACGATGTGACACACTGAACAGTGGTGTTAGTCAGAATGTATCTCCAGAACGCCAGCCCGATTTCCTTGCTGAATCCACGAACCTCTGGCAGGTACATGGCGTGGCAATCGAATGTCAGCGGCTGAATCTCCTGATAGTAAACAATTCCGCCGAACTGCCCGTGCACGTTCACCTCAAAGTAACGGCATTCAGGCTTGTAGTCGTATCCATCACCGTTGTTGCTCCCGGCGATAATGTCAGGGTGATTTCCCACGGCTTCTATCAGGTCGATGTTTCGCGTTGGTTTGAACTGAATCATCACTGCTCCGCGATTATCTTGATGGTTGTGGCAGTAAACGCCGCACCATTCGACTGAATGGTTAACGTACTGCCATTTGTGGCAAGAAAGCCGTCTTTATCCACGCTGAAGAATGTAGCTAACAGGATGTTGTCGGTTGTTGTCGCCGCATTACGACTGCTGACCAGTGTGTCAGGAACAGAGCCGGAAAAGGTTAGCTGCATTGATCTGTTGGTGGTTCCGCTGGGCCACGTCCCGACAATCGACAGCTTGAAGAACAAGGTTTTGTTCTCGTTGAACACAACCATCTTGTTGTTAACGGTGTCGAAGAATGGTGCCAACGTGCCGGATGACGGCGTGAGCGTTTTCAGCATGCTAACAAGGTTGGTCGGCGCTGTCGGGATGGTTACAGATACGCCAGAGTAAACAACCTCTGACTTCTTGCGAGTAGTGGCATACTCCAGAGCATCGATGCGCGTTTCATGGTCTGAAACCTGCGATTCCAGCGACTGAACTCTGGTATCAAGCGACGCAATATCGCTTTCATTCTGAGCGATTCGCGTTTCATGTTCCTGAAGAGTTGATTCTGCCTGGCTGATTCGCTCCTCATGATTAACAAGCGTTGCTTCCGCAGCAGAAATTCGCTGCTCATGGTCAGCGAGAATCACATCCTGCTCATCGTTCCTGACCTGTGCATCATAAGCGCCCTGTCCGGCCTCGTTGGCCTTGTTAGCCACGTTACCAACATCAGTACCCTGTGCGATAACGTAAAGCAGATACGACTGCGAGAAGATATTGCGTGGAAGGACTGATGTGTCGAGCCGCGTCGCCTGAACAATAACAGGTGTATTGAGATTCGAATCCGCCATTACTCAATCCTTATCTGAGCGCCAGACAGAGTGACAGGTGACTTCGTGATAACGCGCAATTTGAAGCCGACATTTTTCCTGATGCGCCCTACTCGCTTCCACAAAACACGTTTGTCATAAACGAACGGTTCATTCTGCTCAATCATCTGCTCACGTCCGTAATTGATTCCGTCAGTGGTTGCAGAGAGAAAAAGGCGGTCGGCGTACTGCGCAACGCCAGTTGACGATTCAACCTCAAAGTCAAACACCCTGGCGTTATCAGCTTTGAACAACGGAGTAAACAGCAGGTGTTCCTGTTGCTTGTCGTACTGGCTGCTGATGTCGAACTGCAATTTCCCGGTCACGGATTCCAGCTTATCGCCGCACGTTATCTGATTGCCTTCGTAAATGAAGTCGATAGCGCGGTACACATCGTCATACAGGCCTGTTTTCAGTACACACCATTGCGGACCATTGGCGCTTGAAGATGCGTCGTACACGAGAACATGGCGCGGAAGATGGATAATCAGCAGCTCATGCGCATCAAATCGCAGAGACTCCATCACACCATCAGCCAGTTCATCAGCAGTGTAGGAGCGGAGAATTTTCTCAATGCTCGCGCTGGCGATTGGTGATACCTGACCGGATCCGATGATGTACACAGACGGCGCACCTGTTGCCGGATTGCTGATGAACGCATACGAATCAGCAAACGGCGTTTTGCAGTAGGTTCCGGCAATACCTTTCTGCACCATCAGCGATGGCTGTGCGACATACAAAGCGGCACCAACGGTGGTTGCACCAGTCAGGGAAAAATACTCAATCGTCGATGAACCAAAGCAGACGATGAAGTCTCGCCATGTGCCGATACCGATGATGCCGTCCGGCTGCGATTCTGCGCGATATTGTGCACTGTAGCGGTCAGGATGCGATTCGTCTTCAAGGTCAGTGATGAACCATGAATCCGTGCCGTCTTTTGACCACGCATAACGCCCACGTAAGCGCGTAATGTCGCGGACCGAGCCTAACTCATACTGCGTGAATCCGCTATCAGTAGGCCAGTTTGAGACTGTTTTAACCGTGCCATCATAACGATACTCGACCAGTTGACCATTAACGCCTACCGCCTGTGATGTTCGACCGTGCGCCATTGATACGCGACCACTTCCTGCAACATCACCGACTTCACTTTCGCCCTTATACAACTTGCCACCACACACGCGATAAACAGCACTCTGCGCCATGTTGTACTCGACGCCGCGCGATACGCCGTTCACATCAGAACGTTTGGCAATGCCCGGGAATGAGCGAAGATATCCGCTGCTGTTGAGGATTTCTTTGGGTGTAGCCAGCATATTCACTGGAAGATAGTCGATATAGTCGGCGTTTCGAAAGTCTTTGCCGACACCTTTCATAAGCGGAAGTTGCTGAATCGGCATTTATTCGCTCCCGTTATCGCAAGGTTCCTTCCGGTGGAAGTAATTCCAACCGTTCCACTTCGCCAACTGGTTACCGCTACCAACAGGCATACGGTTTGGATAACCGGACTTACATTTAGCGGCTTTTGCTCTGTCCATTGCAGACAGTTTGACGAGTCGCTCTTTCCCGTATCTGGCAGTGGTTATAAGTTTTGCTGACGATTCCAGCGCATAATCCGGAGCAATGCGGCAGGCAAGGTTGAAAATGACGGCATTGATAGCGTTATTTGATAAACCGTGCTCATCGCCCGGATCCGGAGCGACATCTGCATCAGCAAAAATGTAGCCAACGTTGATACCAGGTGACACATCACCGCCAAGCCATTCAGCCATCATCATTTCAAGGTCGTTGACGCCGTCTTCCATAGACTGCGGTTCGACATCGGTTAACGTGGCATTTGATGCAACACCGAGCTTACGTAATGCTGCAAGGACTAAATCACCCTTCGTTGTCAGGTTCATCTGCTGCCGCCTTAGGTTTTCGACCAGGCTTTTTACGCTGTTTTTCTTCTGGCTCTGGCTCTGCAACATCCTTCAAAAGCTCATCAGGATGTGAAAACCAACCAGCATCCAGATATTCCTGAAGCTCTTCGGCTTTCACGATTTCAAAGTCGTAGCCAACTCCTTTCCACTTCTTCATGTCGCCATGACGAAAGATCATGTGTGTCATGCTTGTCTCCAGATAAAAAAGGGAGCCGAAGCTCCCTCTGGTTATCACGCAGTCTGGTTAGGCAGACCAACACCAATTGCCTCTGGTCGTACAGCACATGCTGAATACCACACAGCAATACGGCACTTACCAGACAGAGTGTTGATATCACCCTGCGTTGCGAAGATGCCGTTAACACCAATGCCAGGAATGCTGAAGGAAGACGTTTTCATGCCAGCAAACAGTTCATGGGTTACCGGGATCGGCTGAGATAGCAGACGGATTGAGTCATCAGCCCAGAACACGTTAGCGGTGGTTGTTGCCACGTTCAGAACGTTTACCGTAGTGGTATCAGCAAGAGAGGTGTTTACGTTAGCGTAAGCCTTCTCTTCTTTTGTCAGTGACGCGTCATCCAGTGCAATCGGCTTCGGCGTGATTTCGATGTGAGTACCATCGATCACACGGGTGATTGAGAAAGTAGCATCATCAGTTAGCACGTTCTTCGCCATCTGAGACAGGAATTTCACACCAGTGAAACTGATTTTGTCGCCGCGCTTAAATCCGGTGGTGGAGGATACGGTCACCGTTGCAACACGGTTGTCGACGTTCTCTTTGTTACCATCGGTATCAAGGGTGTATGCCTGCGGCTTAAACTTCTGCGCACCAGAAACAGTTACACCAGTAGCGGTTGACTTGGTAACTGCCGGAAGTTTCGGTGAGCGAAGAATTTCATCAAAGCCAGCAATCTGACGCTGAATAGTACCGTTGCGATACGCGTCTTCAGTAACGCGACCAAAGATGTCACCATCTACCAGGTTGCGGCCTGCTTTACGGTAATCGTCAGGGTTCAGGAAGTAACTGATGCCCATATCGCGGTTGAGTTCGCGGGAGAACATCAGGCGCTCTGCATCAGACACAAAATCCCAGCCAGACAGGCCAGTAGATGGACCAATTGCGCGGGTATCGTGAACAACAAGCGAGCCCATTTCAGTTGCCTGTTTGGCAATCGCTGACTCAATGTTATTCGCCAGTTTTTTGGCAGATGCCTGGATGCGGCGACGGTAAGAACGCTCATCACGCAGGTCATCTGCACGAAGCTCGAAGAAATCGTTATCCGGATCGCCCATGTTGCATTTCACGGAGAGTTCCAGAATCCCGGTTGCGTTGCCAGTTAAATCCCAGCCAGTCTGGGTTGGCGCTTCCTGCTCAACAGGCATCCACACGGTGTTGCTTGAACGCTGCATGGATTCTGCCGGAGGGGTGTATTTTGTCACTTTTGACGCCATTGGCGTCAGATTCTGGACGGTTTCGATGATTTCATCCAGAGCATACGTGACCAGTTGACCTTCATTTAATGCCATTATCGAATTCCTTTATTCAGTTGCGCCTTGAGCTTGCGGTACGTCTCTACATCCCCTTTGTTTGCTGCCGCCTCCATCTGCTTTTCAATCGCAGAGATATTTGCAGCAACAGCGTGTCCCTGAATGGGTTCATCAGGTAACGGGGCTTCTGAAACAGGCTTGGCTCGAGGCTTGAGAGTTAAACGTTCTGACAGTCGAGTGAGTTCAATCAGCGCGGATTGCCCGTCCATCGCCAGCAACTGGCGTGTTTTCTCAGGATTAGCACCAAGGTGATACATGAGAGCGGCGGATTTCTCCGGGAAGAGGCGCATGATGTCGGCACCGACTGCTGGCGGCACCAGTTGCATGAATGCATCCTCTTTCTCCTGATAGTCAGGGATATTGAGCTTTTCCGCTGCGTCGTAGTGCTTACGGGCTGCCTCGACGTATTGCGCTGATTGCTGGGTGAACTCCTGAGTTTTGCGACCCTGCTCGGCGACAGCCTGGCTTCGTGCGTCCATAGCCTTGATCTGCCATTCACTGTTTGCCTGCTGGAAGGCAGCCAGTGCGCGGCTCTGGTCATAGTCGTACTTAGCCAGTGCGTCTTCGGAAAGATAATCGTTAGGGTCTGGTTGTTTTGGTAACTCAGGGTTCACCCGCAGGTGCTCCGGCAACTCTCCACGCTTAACCGCTTCCATCTGCTGCTCAAGCTCACGCTGGCGTTTGCGTTCGATGCGGCGACGGGCAAATTCAGCATTAGTTGCCGGGTCTTGTTTTGGTTTCTCATCGTCTTTCAGGACAATCTCGAAGCCTTCTTCCTGACCTGCGTTGTCGTTGGCATTATCGACAACTAAGCCATCAGCAGATGCCGCTGCATGATTGCCGGGCAGGGTTAATTCTTCAGAAGCCTGAATGTCGGTGGTTTGGTCCATGATTAACTCTCTCTTATTGAGGTGTCTCGGCTACTCCGCCGGAGGGGATTTGAACTTGACGCATAAGATTCGCGAAATCCATGCGTTGTGAATGAGTCTGGTCTGCATCTTTAAGAAGCAGCTCAGCGTTAGCACGAGCATCTTTGCTGCGCTGTTGCTGGAATTGACCTACGAGCTTGAGGTACTCACGCAGTTCTGCCTGCTTGTCGAGGTCCATATTGTTGAAGATTTCTGCAATCTTCGCGGCGTTGAGTTGGTTTTGGGCTTCAACCTTGGCGGCTTCAACCTGAATCTGCGCCTGTTGGTTCTCTGCCTTGAGCAATTCAGCCTGACCTTGCAGAAGGATACCCTGCGCCTGAATTTGCTCTGCTGATGGCTGCTGCGGCTGCTGTTGAGCCTGCTGTACCATCTCCATCTCTTCAGGTGTTTCTGGTTTCTTCAGCCCCATCATCACCAGTTGCTTGTTCGCGTACTCCCGCATCATCTCTACGCCTTTACCGTCAAGCAGTGTGAAGTATTGCAGCATCAGCATCTGGAACTCTGGAGTACCTTGCGGAACCTTGGTGAGCAACTCCTGAATCTCTGCACGGTTCTGTTCCTTCATACTCTGGAAGGATGGTCCGACGTCTGTATAGCACTCATAGCGACCGCGAATGTCGTTGAGTGTGACCACATTGCCAGACTGGTAATCTACAACTTGCGCATAGAGTTGAACGTCTTTCTCGCTTCCATCTTCAAGTGTCAGCGTTACATGACGAGGAACGTCATAAATATCGTTGACCATTGAGGCATAAATCTCGCCATCACGTCGCATTGCGGTAGCCAGGTTATCCTGAAACACGTATGTCTCAAGGTCCGCCCGCATGTTCAGTTGATTGACGGTATCGAAAGCGACCTGAGAGTTTGCCGCCTGCGCATCCACGCCAAGACTAGCCACCTCTTTCACTGCGTTGGTGGCAGCCTCAAGCATGTAAGCGTTGGCTTGCGGCACTTCAGGGTTTTCCATGTAGGAGATTGGACCAATCGGCAGGTCGTTACCGTTTTCATCGGTCCTGTTCTGCAGATAGTACGGATAGTCATCATTTCCACCGTACATGTATTCGTAGCCTTCGATTTGCTCAGGGAAGAAGGTCGGTTTCTTCTTCGGTGAACGAGCAACAATATCGGCGTTGAACGACATGATCATGTTACGAAGGCGTTGACCGTCTTTCGTCAGCCTTACCACTCCTTCGTAGCACTCCTTGTCACCAGCGAATGACCATTCGCCATACACTGGAACGATTGGAATATGCTCTCCGGCTATCTTCTCGCGGTCTTTCAGTATCTGCGTGCAGGTGATGATCGACTTATACACACGCCGACGCTTCACCTTGCGCTCTGCTACCTTAATGAATCCACGATTAGCCAGGTCGTCGATGACGTCTTTGATATCCTGCTGGTAATAGCTGACCGGCTCACCTGTCAGCGGGTCGCGGTAGATGAAGACTTTCTCCTTCTTCTCTTCTACCTCGTAATACTCAGCGACGTAGACGACATCATTCGATACCCACGGAAACAGCCATGTGTCGTTCGGATTCTGGAAAGATGGCAGGGTGTCAGGATCAATACCGTAATCCTCTGCGAACTCTTTCCAGCCATTGCGCGACAAGGCGTTAATCACCGTGCAGTGCTTAGCGTCGCTCTTATCCATCTGCTTGCTGTTGGCGTCCCATATGACGTGTGAGCAGGCTTCATGGATTGGAAGGCGTCGGATTACCTGATTGTTGCTTGTTGGGTCGTTGTCTTCGTACTGGGTGACCAGACGCCATGCACCAACGCCGGACTCTATCTGCTCACGAACTCCAACGTTAACGGCAATCTTTGCCGTGTTATGGCGCATATCAGTACGATACATCCCCATCAGCACATCGGCAGCATCAGGATTAGCGCCGTCTTTGGGTCGGAAGAGAACGTCGATAGGGTTCCGGCGCATCTCTGCGACCAGTTTCCTGACCACCGGGCGGACAACATCGAATTGTCCGCGATATTGCAGGGTGGTGTAGTTTGATAGCCAGTCATCCCATTGCGACACTCGGCTAAAATACAGGTCATTTGTCGCCTCGGTTCTGGCTTCATCGCTCGCCATCCAGTCTGCGTCAAACTTACACAGAATGGAATTGAGTCTGTTTTCGTCGGCCATTTAAGTTCTCCGTGCGATGGGCCTGATTGGGGCTGGTATCTTTTTCTCTTTTGGTTTTTTGATGTCGCGCATCATTTTTGCGAAGCGGCGCATCATGTATGCATAGCGAACGGCGGATAGCACGTCGTCGTTAAGCTTGACGATTTTCCCGTTTTCATCACGGTGATAGAGGCGGAACTCCTCAAAGAATGGCTCACAGGTGTTGAATACTTTGAAGCGACCGTCGAGCATCATGTCTCGCAATTCAGTGATGCCAGGCTCAACAGCATTACCTCCATCAGGCCATGTTGCATGCTCCTGCAACATCATAAAACCAGCGTCCGCGTACTGCCCTTTAAGCTGCTCACCGCCGCCCTTCTCGTGCTGGTTTCCGTCATGAGGCCATGCGGTTGGCACTTTATGCGCCCATGATTTAACAGCTCCCCACGCCTGAACGGCTGTCTTCTCTTTCGCCTTCCACACGCGTGAAACGTAGATTGTGTCTGCGTCCTTATCCCACCAAAGCTGAACCTGCGCCTGCGGGTGATCCCATCCGAAATCCATCCCGCCAATCACGTAGAAGTGATCAGGACACTCGAACGGCTGACACTTAATAGTCTCTTCCGGTATCTGGAAGATTCGACCACTACCCATCGTAGGAATACCGCGAGCACGCGCCTCTCTCTCATGCTCAGGATAAGATGCGATGATTTGCTCTTTCTGTTCGTCTGTGTAGTGCTCAGCGTCGTAGATGGTCATGTTGACCACTTTCTGCGACTTGCTGGGATTCTTCAGGAACTTGGTAACAACGTCAGACATCCCCATCAGCGGGGTAAACGTCAGAATTGAGAATTGACCGTATTTGTTGGTACGGGTAAGACCTTCGCCATAAATGCTGTATGGTGGCTCTTCGTCAAACCACACGCCGTGGATTGTGTCACCCTGCCAGCGAGCACGGCCTTGCGAGTATGGTTTGAAGTAGCAGATTGAAATGCCATCTTCAACGCCATCAGCCGTGTGATGCTTAACCAGAAGATGATCAACAAGGTTCGGAAAGAAAGGAGACTTCTTCCAGCTAATGATGTCCTCTTTCGGTATTGAACCGTATCCCGGTTCATCATTCTCTTCAATACGACCGCACAGGATGCGTTGAGTCGTTTTGGTTACCGTCTCGTTTGTCTCGCCGCCAATCCAGAAGACAACAGGCTCATAGAAACGCTTACCTTTCCACTCACCGCCATATTTACCATCAGCAGGATAGCCTTTTGTGCCCGGATAACGCCCTGTAAGGTGAAACGCGACTTCAGCAGCACCAGTAAATGACTTACCAAGCTGGTTACCAGCCATAAAACATCGCTCTGGGTAGTCATGTCCGGCGTCGATGAACTCACGCTGTTTGCTGTATGGCGTAAATTCATATAGCAGGTGTGTGTTCCGGTAGTTCTCTTCTTCTTCGAGTAGCTCGAGCAACTCGATTTGCTCTTCGTCGCTCAGGTTATCAAGAATCGCGTCCAGTTCCACGGTTGAATAGCTCCTTGATACGAGAGCGTCGCTTATCGCGATCTCCCTTATCAGGTGTCACGTCTTCAACTTGCGACTGCTCTTTGAGGCCCAAATCACGGGCGATGATGTTAGCGTTGAGAAGGTCAGCGGCTGCGCCAGAGAATTTCTGATCGTAGATGACCTGCTCTGCTCGCGTAACGACTTCAGATAAATCTTCTCTCAGGCGATATGTGCGCCATGTTTCAAGCGTCACATCAATGAACAGAGTGAGGCCGGTAATGGTCATCGCTCGCATCTTGGCGATAGGTTCTTGTATCACTTCACCCTGATACGAGAACGCCTTCATCTCCCATAGCGGGTTAGCTTCCACCCACTCGAAGTATTCACAACAAGCAGCCCACAGCGCCTCAGGCGATTCGAATTTAGGGTTTCGCCCATGACTACTGCGGGCCTCCCAAAATCGGTTGCCCTTTGGTGCTGCCATATTGATTATTTCCCTTCTGCTTGCTTATCCCATTCATCGCGGAATTTGGATGGGTTGTCGAAGCCCTGAGAGCCTGAACAAACTTTGATTACCATTACTTAGCTCCTTCCTGCTTGCCTGTGTTTGATGTCGTTTCAGCAGCAGCCCCAGAGCAATTAATGCTACCCGCAACACCATATCCATAACCAGTCTTGAAGAAATTGTTGCCAGTAAATTGGTTAACAATCTTCCCGCAGCACGGGCAGCGTTGGCATTGGCAATAAGGGGATTGATTATTCCAGTGATACATCTTGTTTCTCCTGAATGAATGGCAGGAAGTGATTAACCATCCTGTCCAGCATGTAACAGTACGTCTCGTTGGCATCTTCAGGGCTTGTCGTCACGCCGACATCAGAGCAAACGTAAAAGCAGACGTGGGCGCACTCATGAACGAGCGTAGCGATCTGCTGATCGAATACTCCAATCAGATAGCATCGCTCACCCGTATCAGTGTTTTCATAGTTGCTTGCAAGCCCAAGATTGAATGGCTTCTCATCCCCGCTGCCGCCAAGGAATTTATCAGCGTGCTGAAACTGTTCTCTGGTTGTTGCGAGGTAGACGTGTGCACTTTGAAACAGCGGAATGGTGAACGCCGGGAGTTTGTGCCATTTGGCCTTAGCCATATCACACTCCAGCGGTGAACAGGTCTAACGCTTCCTTCGATTTACGCACCGCTTCAAATGTGCGGATCGTGATATCCGAATTAGCGCCGCCTGACTGGAAGTGAATTTTGAATAGCTCAAGCTTCAACTCGTCAGTGCCAATGAACTGAAATGCTTCTTCTGCGGCTGCGTTCTGGTTCATGACCAGTTTGTAAATCTCTAACTGGAATTTCTGTTCTTCAGTCATGGGAATAATCTCTGCCATTGTTGGCTCCATTTATCCGTTAAAAGGGATATCAGTTAAGTTATCCCGTGTAGGGTATAAGCCATTATCAAAGCCACTCTGTAGGGAATGGCTTTTGTGATGGCAATAAAAAAGGCCGCCTGAGCGACCTTTCATTTTTCATCCGTTTTAATCATCTGGGTAATTAAGCGGCATCCAGTGTGTAACCTTGCTTGCTCCTGAATCGATGAATGCCTTGGTTCTCTGCCAGTAAGAGCCCATACATGATAGTTTGAACACGTCACCAGTATCAGTAAGAGCTATAACCTCTTTAGACCACATTCCTTCTTTGCTTTCTGGTAGCCGGTGTTCAACATTGACCCATTGGTTTCCGTTATCATCCATCACAACCTCGTCTTGTTGTTCGCCATAGATTCAGTGGCAGGCGGTGACGAGTCCGCTTTTCGGGAGCTACCCTAGCCACTGCTTGATTCTATCCGATGTCTTTCCATCAGTCCGCCACCACAAAGAATCTTTTTTGCCATAAGGCTGGAGGTTCATCTTTCAGTGGCTGCCAGTGTTATTTCCCCACTTACTGGCTTGGGTTGTTTCGTGGTACTGCTGTTAATTAGTGAGTCCTGGGATTATTTCAGTTCGTTACCAGGAATTTCTTTTAGCTCTTTCAAATGACAACGATTGAGGCTAAACCACTCCCCGTGCGACCTATAGTTGTAATATTTTTGGTGCAATTTGGTTTCAAGCTCTCTATCGGCCGGAATCTTTGCAATTAGATTTAGCTTCCCACCACTCATGCGAGATATCTCTGAAATTCGTTTATTAACCCTGCGACTAAACCCTATTTTTGTTAGCCCACTATCTTCAGCATGCAGAACGTACACATATGATTTTTGCGAAGCACTGGGTGCGACTTTGTTGTAATTAATCATGTCAAACATGAAGCCTTGCTTTAGCAAAGTTTCAAAAAAGATAGAATTAACACACCCATTCCTTCTCAGCTCTGCACTTAGCTTGTCAATTTCCTCTATGATGTCGCCAGACCCCTTTCCACTTATAAGAAAATCTTGGTACATGCGACCAATTCTTGAGGTAATTTCAACAAAGTTATTCATAGCGTTTACCTTTTAGAAAGATGAGCCTGTTCGCACAGAAAAGCCGCCCCGAGATGGTCGCCACCATATACGGCAGTTCTCAGGCTCAGCTTTCTGAAAGACTCGGGATTGTTACGCGCTGCGATGCGCGGTTTACTGCAGATGTAAAAAAGCCCCGCAAATGCGAGGCTAAATCTTGGTATTTGTAATGAACTGGCTCTTATCTCAACGCAGCCCCTTACCGCGCGCCAGATGCTCAATATCAAGCATCAGCAATGAGATGTTTAATCTGGATTCACTCCAGAAGTGATCACCACCCTGTCTACAGAGCCAGATGTGAAGGATGATGAGTAAAATTATCGCTATCATCGAAGGCATTGCGTCCTGATGTATTCCTGAAGCGTTCTCAGTGCTGTTTGGTCGCTGATGATTCCGTCCCGGATACCGAGAACGTTTCGTCCAGCAACTGGAGAGAGTTCGACGGTGGCATCATTGCCCATGCCGGAGGCGCTGGAGGTTTCGGCTGAGGATGGCACAGGGCATTTTCCTTTGACGAGCACCCGACCACCATTATCAAGCTTGCGCCGAAGAGCATCATTTTCAGCTTTCGCATCAGCTAACTCCTTCGTGTATTTTGCATCGAGCGCAGCAACATCACGCTGACGCATCTGCATGTCAGTAATTGCCGCGTTCGCCAGCTTCAGTTCTCTGACATTTTTGTCGCGCTGGGCTTTGTAGGCGATGGCGTTATCACGGTAATGATTAACAGCCCACGACAGACAGACGACGATGCAGATAATCAGAGCGGAGATAATCGCGGTTACTCTGCTCATACCTCAATCTCTCTGACCGTTCCGCCAGCTTCTTTGAATTTTGCAATCAGGCTGTCAGCCTTATGCTCGAACTGACCGTAACCAGCCCCCGGCAGTGAAGCCCAGATATTGCTGCAACGGTCGATTGCCTGACGAATATCACCGCGATCAATCATCGGTAAAGCGCCACGCTCCTTAATCTGCTGCAATGCCACAGCGTCCTGACTTTTCGGAGAGAAATCTTTCAGTCCAAGCTGCTTACGGTAGGCATCCCACCAACGGGAAAGAAGCTGGTAACGTCCGGCTGCTGTTGATTTGAGTTTGGGGTTTAGCGTGACAAGTTTGCGAGGGTGATCGGAGTAATCAGTGAATAGCTCTCCGCCAACAATGACGTCATAACCATGATTTCTGGTTTTCTGACGTCCGTTATCAGTTCCCTCTGACCACGCCAGCATATCGAGGAACGCCTTACGTTGATTATTGATTTCCACCATCTTCTACTCCGGCTTTTTTAGCAGCGAAGCGTTTGATAAGCGAACCAATCGAGTCAGTACCGATGTAGCCGATGAACACGCTCGTTATATAAGCGAGATTGCTACTTAGTCCGGCGAAGTCGAGAAGGTCACGAATGAACCAGGCGATAATGGCGCACATCGTTGCGTCGATTACTGTTTTTGTAAACGCACCGCCATTATATCTGCCGCGAAGGTACGCCATTGCAAACGCAAGGATTGCCCCGATGCCTTGTTCCTTTGCCGCGAGAATGGCGGCTAACAGGTCATGTTTTTCTGGCATCTTCATGTCTTACCCCCAATAAGGGGATTTGCTCTATTTAATTAGGAATAAGGTCGATTACTGATAGAACAAATCCAGGCTACTGTGTTTAGTAATCAGATTTGTTCGTGACCGATATGCACGGGCAAAACGGCAGGAGGTTGTTAGCGCAGCCTCCTGCCACCCGCTTTCACGAAGATCATGTGTAGAAGGCCGCAGCGTAACTATCACTGATGAGTTCAGGATAGCCAGTGGCTACGGCTCAGTTATGGTGCTGGTTAACGGACTTGAACCGCTACCCATTCGCTTACAAGGCGACTGCTCTACCATTGGAGCTAAACCAGCATATTTGGCGGGACAGCGTGGACTCGAACCACGATAAGAAGGTTAACAGCCTTCCGTAATGACCTTTATACGACTGACCCAAATAAAAAATCCCGAAACCGTTATGCAGGCTCTAACTATTACCTGCGAACTGTTTCGGGATTGCATTTTACAGACCTCTCAGCCTGCGATGGTTGGAGTTCCAGACGATACGTCGAAGTGACCAACTAGGCGGAATCGGTAGTAAGCGCCGCCTCTTTTTATCTCACTACCACAACGAGCGAATTAACCCATCGTTGGGTCAAATTTACCCAACTTTATTCAAAAAGTCAATATCATGCCGTTAATATGTTGCCATCCGTGGCAATCATGCTGCTAACGTGTGACCGCATTCAAAATGTTGTCTGCGATTGACTCTTCTTTGTGGCATTGCACCACCAGAGCGTCATACAGCGGCTTAACAGTGCGTGACCAGGTGGGTTGAGTAAGGTTGGGGATTAGCATCGTTACAGCGCGATATGCGGCGCTTGCAGGCATTCTTGAATAGCCGACGCCTTTGCATCTTCCGCACTCTTTCTCAACAACTCTCCCCCACTGCTCTGTTTTTGCTATATCAACCGCACGGCCTGTACCGTGACAATCTCTGCATCTTGCGCCCGGCGTCGCGGCACTACGGCAATAATCCGCATAAGCGAATGTTGCGAGCACTTGCAGTACCTTTGCCTTAGTATTTCCTTCGAGCTTTGCCACACCACGGTATTTCCCCGATACCTTGTGTGCAAATTGCATCAGATAGTTGATAGCCTTTTGTTTGTCGTTCTGGCTGAGTTCATGCTTACCGCAGAATGCAGCCATTCCGAATCCGGCTTGTGATTGTGCCATCCCCATAGCAGCCATCACATCAGTACCGGAAAGAGAGTCAGAAGCCGTGGCCCGTGGTGAGTCGCTCATCATCGGGCTTTTTGGCGAATGAAATTTAGCTACGCTTTCGAGTCTCATGATCTTCCCCTTTTGCCCTGTTTGACCATCAGGACGCCGTTAACTATTACGTGACGCTCGCCTTTGCTGTCTCGGTTGTACTTGAGCACTGTTCCTCTTGCGCAGGAAAGCATCCTCGCCACTTCGGTCTGATTGCCTCGTGTCTGGATAAGAAGCTCTGGTATCGTTTGAATTGTGGCGTTCATACGTTCTCCAGTTCGGTGATTTTTATTCCAAGCCTTCCGCCTGGTACTTTCACACCACGAATTACGCGAATGTCATCGAATTGCTCGTCGTCTTCCGCAAATCCGGCGTGGATAAGGGAGTCGAGTAAACCTTTCAGGATGTTGTCGAGGTCGCGGCGGCGGGAGTCTGGAACGTCTGCGATTACTTTGATGCGGAGTCGTGATTTGGTGAAAATGTCTAACTTAAGTTGGCGGATGATTTGCTGAACGTCTTTTCGGTATTTCTGGCCTTTATCGCTGATGTAGTATTGGCTTCCTCGTCTTCGCCAGTAGGTATTCACCGACGGCGGGTATGGAAGCGCAAACTGATATTCGTTCATGGCTTAATCTTTCCCTCCTTCAGCAGTATCGCCTGCGTCCTGATCACGCCTTCGAGGTGGTAAAGTCTGGCGTCTTTGTTGTCGAGGTTATGGGTGCGTCGGTCGATTTCATCGTGACACGCACTACAAGCCCATGCACCGATCAGGTCGTCAGGCTTCATTCCCGTTCCGCAAATTCCAGCCATCCGGTAATGTGCCAGAACTGTAGTTTCAGGGTTGCCATTGCATACGCCGTAAATACGTACCTGGCATTCTCTGCCGCGTGCTTCTTTGCGTAGGTTAGCCATTATGGTTCACTCCAGTAATTCTCAATTGCAGCAGCCATTCTCTGCATCCACTCTGCCAGCTTTAACGCGGCTTCTCTTTCAGAACCACATTTAGGGAAATCCTTCATTTCCATGCTGGCCTTATATGTTCTGAATGCCAGGTCTCCGGTAATAACCAGCTCCTGATCAAGCACAGAGCGTTTATTCCGGTGTTGAACGTAATAGACAGATTCAGTCCGCATTTCTTCTCTGTCTTTTTTGAAGGAAATAAGCTCAGAGAAATCACTCATCGTCTTCTTCCTCGAACATTGAGCTATTCGGATCGCTCATCAGTTCTGCGCAGCAGTGCTCACATACGTGAACTTCCAGCACATGCAGCTTCTGACCGCAATTAGCGCACGTTAAAGCCCGCTCGACGCTTTCTTGTTCGTAACTTCGATTTGGGTCAATCACCTTGTATTCCTCGCACGATGTCTTAGCCACCGGATATCCCACAGGTGAGCCGTGTAGTTGAAGGTTTTTACGTCAGATTCTTTTGGGATTGGCTTGCGTTTATTTCTGGAGCGCTTCGTTGGAAGGTATTTGCAGTTTTCGCAGATGATGTCGGTGATACTTCGTCGCTGTCGTCTCATTCGTACCTCCTGTCGGTAAATCTGACACCCTGACCAATAGCCCATGCTGTCGTGTACTCAATCAGGCTTGCCATGCGCTTCACGCTCATCTGTGCGCTGCTTTCGCGAATGTTGACGTATTCACCTTCAAGGCCGGGCAAAACATCAGCTTCCTGTTTTGTTGCCACTGCATGACCGCTAATTAACAAAACCTTCCATTGTTCCGGTTTTAACCATTTGCCGCACCATTGAACCTGACGAGCGATATCCGCCAGCATCGCGTGAAATTTTGCGTTCTGGTCAAGGTTGCGCTTGTAGTCAGTAATGCGGATGGTAACTGGCTTGTCTTTATCGAGTGGTGTTGCGAGGATGGCGTTGATTGCGGCTTGCTGTTGTTGTTTACCACGGAGGAAGATTGTTTGCTTCATCGTCACTCCTTCACTTTGACTCCAACGGCGCGGATGTTTTCCTCATAAGCATCCATTCCATCGCCGAAGCCATTGGAATAATCAACAGTAAACCCTTTGGATAATGCTTCTCTGCTGTCGATAAACTTTGGCGCGGTTATTTCAATAGCTGCTCGTGATGCCTGCCATAAAGTCCACCACTCATTTAAGGAGTGACGAATATCCATACTTGAAAATGCGAAGTACCTATCACCATTTCTTGCCTCGGTTATCATCTCGAATGGTAATCTCAATTTTTTGGCAACGTATTCTTCAAACTGCTTTCTTGATTCGTCCATATCAATCCCCGTTATGACAGGTTAATTTTCACCCAACCCTTCCCACGCACATTTGCAACAAGCCCTTTCTTTCTCAGGTATTGCATACGACGATCGATGGTTTCGATATACATTCCATTGCTCCGCCATTTAAGCCAGATATCAAAAACAGGTGTTGGTCTTTCACTCAGCATTGAAAGAATGTTTTGATCTAATTTTTCGTACTTGCTCACAAATACCCTCTCTCACTTAATCGCGCCCACGCTTCGTTAAACTCTTCTCGGGTTGCGCCGGATTTTCTTTCTTCAAACATCATGCATTCGCTGATGTCTCCCCATGACTTTGGTCGCTTTTCAGCGAACAGATCATCCCATTCGAATACCCAGCGGCCTGATTTTCGGTAGTGGTAAATGGTCAGCCATGTTGTGCTGTTCGCTGGATACCCATAGAGAACTTCGACTTTTTGATCACGGTCTTTATGCTTTTTCAGCAGGATAAAGCCAGCAACCAGCGAAGCTCCGGCAAGAATGATGATTGGAATTTGCCAGTCAGCCACACTTCCCTCTCCCCCAAATAAAAAGGCCTGCGATTACCAGCAGGCCTGTTATTAGCTCAGTGATGTAGATGGTCATTTAATACTCCGTCACGTTTTCCTGTCGCCACGCCTCGTCATATTCCGATTTCGGCATATTGGCGATGTAGCTATATGGCGATCCTGATTCAAGTTGCAGGAACTGGTGCGATTGCTCGTCAAGGAACAACGGGACACCACCTTCCCAACCTTCGCCGTTACGTTGTTTTTCAAGCATCAAAACAGATGCCGGAGATGCCAGTAGCTGTTCGTCCTTCTCTGACATCTTTTCACCACTCTGAACTCTCTGTAACGCTCTCTCGCGAGCCTTGTTACGCCAGATGATAAAAAGGTTGTCTGTCAGGTCTGTTATCGCTCCAGAGCCTTTTACGTCCATTTTCCCGGTTGGTTTTTCTTCGCTGTCTCCTTTTCTGGAGTGAGTAACGAGAATGACGTGGGAGTTTGTTTTGTTTTTGAAGTCACAAATCGAGTCAACAAATGCTTTCTGCCCGTTATAGTCATCGTCACCTATGCCGCATTTCATCAGGCTGTCGATGATGAATAACTGGATGCCGTATCGGCGGCGAGCGTAGTCGAATATTTCGATCAGCCTGTCGGCTTTCGCCGTTCCGGTCAGGCCAAACACCCAGAGTCTTTCGTCATAAAATTTAAATGCAGAGTCAATTTCCAGCACTGGCGGCATCTTGCAGCACGTTGCCTGACGGGTAAGTCGCTTAAGGAGAATACCAGGCTTCAGCTCAAGTGACGCGATGCATGTCTTCACACCCTGACGCATTGCCTCAAGTGCCATATGCCCGACAACCTCCGTTTTTCCGTGACCGTTCACACCATTGACCAGCGTCAACTCTGCCTCACGGAACTGGAATTTATCTGCCAGAGATTCCCACGGTGGATTAAACAGATACTGCTGCTTGCCGTAGAAAGCGTTGATAGTGTCCTGGTAAAACTCTCGCGCGCTGTAGAGTTCTTCAGGGTCGAAGTAGGATGCCGTGCCGATGTACTGCCAGATTTCATCCTCGGTAACACCGTTCATCAGGCATTCGTTGATGTCTTTGTACGGCAGAGTAACAAGACGGCAACGATGTTCACCGAGTCGGCTTGCGATTTCCCTTGCGGCTTCACGACCAACATCATCAACGTCCATCGAGATGAATATTTCCTCAAACCTGTCGAGGTTGTGATACTCAAACTCAATCCACTGTTGCTTAGCGCCTTTTCCTCCACCAAACGGCACGGATAACGCCGAGATGCCGTATTGCGCATAGCTCATACAATCAATTTCGCCTTCGCAAAGCACAACCGCCCTCACGCCAGCGTCCAGAGCCTGCCATCCGAACAGACAAGGTTCACAATCACCTTCTGCCATAATGACTTTCTTCCCGTCCGGGCGCTCAGTGCTGATTCGCTTGACCTGCAACAACTCACCATCGCGTTTGTACGGAAGCACCAGTGCATCAAGTTCTCGTTCTCCATTCCACACCTTGCCGCTGACAACCTCGTAGCGCTTTACGACTTCTGGCGATATGCCACGCGATTGCAGGTACTCAAGATGGGATTCTGTTCTGGTAACGTAGCGGGCTATTTTCTTGCGATCAGGTCTGGAGAATTTCTTCTCACGTTTGGCATCGAAATGGTGATCGTCATCCTTGATACCGAGAAATGCTTTCGCTTCCTGCATAGCCTGATGCAGGTTAATTCCACGACATGCCATCCACAAATCAAGCATGTCACCGCCGTCTCCCTCAGCGAAATCAGCCCATTTTTTCTTGCCGCTAAGATTGACCTTAAGGCTGTTTCCCTTGTCACCGTTGACGTTACCGGCAACCCACTCATGCCCCTCTTTCTTGCCGTTTGGCAACAGGTGCGGAGCCACCCTGTCAACCTGCGCCCAAAGCAGGTCGCTAAGTTCACTTGGCGTCATGATTCCCTCAGATTGAGATTTTTAAACCAGAAATCGACAAATGAAATACTTAACCAGCCGTGGTTATAACCAGCGACCAGTAGCGATTTGATTTTTGATTTCATGGTTCACCTGTCGAAAAACACGTAGCCAGTTTTCGATACGGTGATTGCGGATGATGGTTTGGATTGTGGTTGAATGGTTTCTGGCTTTTCGTCGTTCCAGCGTTGACCGTTCAGGTAGCTCGATGGTAACAACCTGTCGAATCCGAACTGCTTACCATTCCTGCATGCGATGTCTTCTGCCAACATCGTGGCAAACTCGCTTGCCGTACCCCTGGTAGTTTTACGCCATTCCCTGAACTGTGTTCTGAATGCCGAAGCTGCGTTTTTCTTCCCGGCTTTCCGCATGCCTGCACACCAGAATATTTCCTCGAATGCCTTGTCGGTTTCTTCGTGACGGTCAGGTGATTTTTCACACTCCGTCCGAACACTTTCGGACATAGTGTTTTTATTATTTCTTTTTTCTTTTGTAATAGTTTCTTTTGTGTGTCCCTGTTTTGGTGACAGCGCTGTCACCGTTTTGGTGACACTTTTTGTCACCAATGCAGTGACATTATCACCAGAGTAGTGACACCCTTCGATTTGCCATTCCTCGATGTTCTTGTTAGGCCCGATTTGCTGGCCTTCGCGAAGGATAACCTTCATCGCGATAAGCTCATTCTTGGCCTTGTTTACCTTCTGTCTTGGCAGCCTGGTAATTTGAGCTAACTGACTATCAGAGATGCGATCCATCTTTTTACCGTAGCCGTATGTTTTACGGCATATGGCGTGGGCAACCTTGCTCTGATTTTTCGTTAAATCTGCGCCGATAAGCTCTTCATACAGGGCATTTGCAAGACGGGTATAACCATCTTCAACTTCTGCCACACGACGCTCCACAGGCCGTTGTGAAGGCCTTAAATGTGTTACGGTTGCAAGATTACTCATGACCTTTCTCCTTCTGCATCAGCTTCACTTTTTCCAACTCAGCCCGGAATCGACCAGGCTGCTTGAAGCTGGACAGGAAGCGATCACGTAGTATGTGTTTGTGAATTTTGTCCTGGTAAGGACTGAGTTGTTTTGTCATAATTACTCCTGTGGATTGATCCAGTCTTTCTACATCAGGCCTCGAAGAATTCGCCGTTCTTCGGGGCTTTTTCTTTTGTCAGGTAATTGGCAAGCCGCTTAGTCAATTCAGCCATTTCATCGTCTTCGATTCCGTATTCCAGAACAGCAAGCATCATGCTTACCTGCGAGAAGAAACCATTCTTCCATCGGCTTACCTGATATTCAGGAACCCCCATTGCTCGAGCGAATGTCTTCTGCCCCATCAGTGCCAGTTTGTTCAGCAAGGCTGACTCGATGCGAGCCGCTTTCTTGCTTTTAGTTGCAATAGTACCCATAGATAATTTCCTTAATGATTAGATAGAGTTGGCTTCGCAAAGAAACGCAAAACCATAGAGATTTGTTTCTGGTAATGCCCTTTTTCAGGGCGGGGATGTGTAAGAGCGAGAATGTCTTAAGCGGCTTTGTGTTCCGGCGGGAACACGTCATCAAGACTGACTTTTGCACCTAACTTGTTTAGGCACTCAACAAGAGCACGGCATGTTTTAAGGTCTGGGAAGCGACGACCAGATTCCCAATGTCCGATAGCTCCCTGTGTGCATCCAACTGCCTTAGCAAGTGTTGTTTGAGAGATATTCAGTGACTCTCGATATTTTCGTAGGTTGCTCATATGCCCTCCATAGTAACCATGAAACAATAATACGATATGTACTTTTAGAATGCAAACAAAAAAATACATCTTGTGCATGGATGGTTTTAGTACAGAGCGTAATAATAAGGGTATGAAAATGAAATGGTATGAACTGGCTAGATCCAGAATGAAAGAACTCGGCATAACTCAAGAGAAGTTAGCTGAAGAGCTTGGTATGACGCAGGGTGGAATTGGTCACTGGTTGCGCGGATCTCGTCATCCATCTCTTGACGAGATTGGTGTGGTGTTTAAATACCTTGGTATTGATAACGTCTCATTCAACCACGACGGTACATTTTCACCTGTTGGCGAATACTCATCTGCCCCCGTTAAAAAACAATATGAGTACCCTGTTTTTTCTCATGTTCAGGCCGGGATGTTCTCGCCTGAGCTTAGAACCTTTACCAAAGGTGATGCGGAGAGATGGGTCAGCACAACCAAAAAAGCCAGTGATTGTGCGTTCTGGCTTGAAGTTGAAGGTAATTCCATGACCGCGCCAACAGGATCCAAGCCAAGCTTTCCTGACGGGATGTTAATTCTCGTTGACCCTGAGCAGGCTGTTGAGCCAGGTGATTTCTGCATAGCCAGACTTGGTGGTGACGAGTTTACCTTCAAGAAACTGATCAGGGATAGCGGTCAGGTGTTCCTACAGCCACTAAACCCGCAATATCCAATGATTCCATGCAATGATAGCTGTTCCGTAGTAGGGAAAGTTATCGCCAGCCAGTGGCCTGAAGAGACATTTAGTTAACAGCCTCACAACTCTAAAACACACAACAATAACCCGACCTTAGCGTCGGGTTTTCTTTTTCCAAAATATAAACCCATTAAATACAAAGCGTTATAAAAAACTAATTATATTTAGAACATTTTGTATTGACTCGATAAAGTACAAATCGTACTATTTAGCCATCAGCAGGACGTACTAACCACCATGAAGGTGACGCTCTTAAAAATTAAGCCCTGAAGAAGGGCAGCATTCAAAGCAGAAGGCTTTGAGTAGCGCGAAATGCAGCTGCAAGACAGCAACCGTGGAGATAAGCATCACGGCGCGTTACTCAAAGCTAACTGACAGGAGAATCCAGATGGATGCACAAACACGCCGCCGCGAACGTCGCGCAGAGAAACAGGCTCAATGGAAAGCAGCAAATCCCCTGTTGGTTGGGGTAAGCGCAAAACCAGTTAACCGCCCTATTCTCTCGCTGAATCGAAAACCGAAATCACGAGTAGAAAGCGCACTGAATCCGATAGACCTTACGGTGCTGGCTGAATACCACGAACAGATTGAAAGCAACCTGCAGCGTATTGAGCGCAAAAATCAGCGCACATGGTACAGCAAGCCACGCAGTGAAATAGGTGTGACTTGTGTTGGTCGCCAGAAAATGAAATTAGGCAGCAAACCACTTATTTGAGGTGAGATATGACAAAATCATGGAGCGTACCTTTTCCTGAATCAGAAACTGAACATGATGGAATGCCTGTTTTCTGGAGATTCCAGGCGACAGTTGAAGAAGATGGGATAAAAATATTCGCACTTCAATATATAGCTTTTCATCAGACAGAGCATTATGCATGGTTGGTTCCTGCGCATTGGATTGTTAATTTTAAACCAGCACCAAATCAGTGGTTACAGGAATGGAAACAAAGGAGAAATAGATATGCAATTAAGAAAGTAGCAAAAAATGCAGAAAGATCTTTTGCATTCCCAACGAAGAAACTTGCCATTGAGAGTTTATTGCGCCGGAAGAAATACCATTTAATGAGAATCAAACAAGATTTGGCTGTTGTATCAACTCTTGTTGATGGGATGAAGAATATTGATACATCAACACCAGATATTGAATATAACTTTGGGCACAACCAAGAAACAGAAAATTGGGTATTTTATTAGTACGAGTAAGCACTGTGTATTCATTCCAACGAGTGAATACACGGAGCAATGTCGCTCGTAACTAAACAGGAGCCGACTTGTTCTGATTATTGGAAATCTTCTTTGCCCTCCAATGTGAGGGCCTTTTTATATGCATACCAATAACGCTTCACTCGAGGCGTTTTCGTTATGCAATCAAACAGAAGGAGCATCCTATGCAACAGTTCGCTATTGCAGGGGCGGCATCGGTTCGCCCTTTCAACCCGATTTTATCGGTGCAGCATTCACGAAAAAATATTTTAACCGGAGCAGACTTTAAACAACCTCGCGTTAAGAGCTTGCTGGATCGTCTTGTTGAGTTTCTGAATCAAAAGGTACAGCCATGAAAAAACCAACTTACGAGGAACGGGAAGAAGCCCTGAAAGAGCTTAGAAGAATGGCTTTCGCCAGACGCACTAACTCTCACAACTGCGGCCCATTTCAGTACTCTGATTTATGCGAGGACATCATTGAGGTAACTCAACTGATTAAGGTCGTTAAGCAATGAGCATTGCGGATACATGGTCAGACGAAGAATTCATTCGTCAGATGAAAGATTTAATCGGTAACGAAGGAGATATTCATGTCACTTGCAACCACAGTGAAGGAGAGCAAGTTACAGAGACGCATGTACACACAGAAAGCTCTCTGGTATCGCCATAATGGCGACCGCGAAGGAATGCGGGTATGCCTTAATTTGTCCCGAGTCGAAGTATTAAATCAGCGTTATTTCCTTGGGCCATGTCCATTCTGAGAACAATCATATGAGCAAAGAATTTTACGCAAGACTGGCAGCTATTCAGGAGAATCTGAACGCGCCAAAGAATCAGTACAACTCATTCGGTAAATATAAATACAGAAGCTGCGAAGACATTCTTGAAGGCGTTAAGCCGTTACTGAATGGCCTGTTTTTATCAATCAGCGATGAAGTTGTGTTGATTGGTGATCGGTATTATGTGAAAGCCACGGCAACTATTACCGATGGCGAAAACAGTCATACGGCAACCGCTCTTGCACGAGAGGAAGAAAGCAAGAAAGGAATGGATTCTGCACAAGTTACGGGAGCCACAAGCTCTTATGCACGCAAGTATTGCCTCAATGGTTTGTTCGGCATTGATGATGCGAAAGATGCAGATACCGACGAGCATAAACATCAGCAGAACGCAGCAGCAAAGCAATCAAAACCATCACCTACACCTGAACAGGTTCTAAAAGCATTCACTGACGCAGCATTGCAGAAAAACACCGTGGAAGAGCTTAAACAGGCGTTCGCCAAAGCGTGGAAGATGCTCGAAGGCACACCGGAGCAGCACAAAGCGCAGGACGTTTACAACATCAGACGAGACGAATTAGAAGGAGCTGCTGCTTAATGGCACATTCGATTACTGTAAGACTAAACAAGCCCGCAAGAGAGTTTCAGGCCGGGGAAAATATCGGATTCAACATCCGTGCTGGCGTTCAGTATTACGATCGCCAGACAAAAAAGAAAGAATGGACAAACTACAGCGCCGTTGTATTTGCCAAGCCGGGAGCGCAAGCGGATTACTACCGTAGTGTTCTTGTTGAAGGTGGCATTGTAGAAATTACCGGAGAAAACATCAGGGTTGATGTTTATCAGGGGCAAAATGGTCAATCAATCACTCTTGAATTACTGAATGCAAAGATTGGATTTGCAACTTCAGGAAACAGCCAACAGCAGCAAAGTAGCAATCATCAAAATCATCCTGAATACGACGATTCAATTCCCTTCTAAAGTAGCAACATAAGGATTCCATTATGCCAGCGCCTCTGTATGGTGCGGATGACCCACGCCGCTGTTCCGGCAATTCCGTATCGGAAGTGCTGGATAAATTCAGAAAAAACTACGATCGAATAATGTCTCTACCGCAGGAATCGAAAGAGGAAAAGGAATTTCGCCACTGTATATGGCTTGCAGAGAAAGAAGAACGAGAGCGAATTTACCAGACATCAATCCGACCATTCCGCAAAGCCACATATACCCACTTCCCTGAATATATCGACCCGCGCCTGCGTAATTACCGCTCACGCTATGGCGCTATCAGTAATGACTGAGGAATTTACCATGAGAGGACTTGCATACAATCCCGGCATTCTTCCGGCAGAAATGATTATTCGCCAACGCGTAAAGCCAATGCCATCGAGAGAGGAATTGCTTAAGAGAAATTCTTTTCCTTCAGTGAATCAAAACAAATATCTGAATGCGATGTGGCGGAGTGGGAAGAAATGAAACAAATGTCACTAATTGAGATGGATGGATTTCTGAAAGGTAAATGCATCCCACGAGATTTAAAGGTTAACGAAACAAACGCTGAATATCTGGTGCGTAAATTTGCTGAAGCGGAGGCCAAGATTTCGGCTCTGTCCGAAGACCACCAGAAAGCGATTGAGTCAATTAAGCAGGCTGATGCAGCTGTTAAATTGGCACACGAGAAGTTTTCAGCGCTTGCGGCGGAGAATGCGGGGCTGAATAAATTTATCGCACAGAGTTGCTACGTGTTTGATGGCGAGCAGGATGAGCTATCTGATGCGTATATCTGCGCAATAGACGGAAAGATGCCGCAAACCCCAGCCACCGATGCTTTCCTGGCTGAAATTGAACGCAAAGCAATCCGCAAGTTCATTAACAGCATTGAATACATCCTGCGTGACAAGTTGTCACCGTATGACACCGAAGAGATGCTTGAAGCTATGCGTATTTTTCTGGAAGAACAGGGAGGTGAGCAAAAATGACGATCACAAAACAACGGGTAGAAGAAATCATATCCCGCATTGAAATGTATGGGCATGGCGCAGGGTATACCGCCGAAGAGGTTTATGACCTGGCTGTACTGGCGCTGAATTTATCAAATATCGCAAACCTGAAGCGATACGAGCTTGATATGGGTGGTTGTGACTCGTGCGGTCAGGATTGTGGCGCTGACATGACTGAAGATTCTGATGGCGATTATGTCCTGTTTGATGACGTAGTTAAGTTGTTTGAGTTTGATACATTCGAAAGCCCAGCAAAGGAGGCAACCAGTGAGCAAGATTGACTATCAGGCACTGCGTGAGGCGGCAGAGAAAGCAACGTGTGGCGAGTGGTCGCTCGAATATGGAAAGGGCCGATTTGATGGTGATGATGCACTAATTCATCGTGAAGTTGCTGGATATATTCCTATTTGCAGAATTGAAGGAGCGCATCCTGAAAGTGGTTTCGATGAAGATTTCCAAATGGAACAGCAGGCCAATGCTGAATTCATCGCCGCAGCCAATCCAGCTACCGTGCTGGCATTACTGGATGAACTGGAAAGAAACCAGCAATACATCAAATCCCGCGACCAGGAGAACGAGGATATTGCGCTAACGGTTGGGAGGCTGCTAATCGAAAACGGCCAGCTTGTTGCCGATACGCTACGCCACTTAGCTGATAACGAAATCGACTCTGATTATTTTGCTATCACCTCAACGAATGAGAACGGTACTGAAATTGATCATGAGATGGCTATTACCGATTACGCACTGCAAGCTGCCGGAACTGTAGACGAGTTGATAGCAGCGCTGGAAGCCGCAGAGAAGCGCAACGCAAAATTACAAAGCGAGAATGCATACATCCGCAACAGGTACAAAGAACTGGACCTATTAATCGGGAAAAACATTCTGGTCATGCAGGCTGCGATTATCGAATGGCAGGCAACTGGCGACGCTAAGAGCGGACTGGCATGGATTTATAACACACTGTTTGGCCCTGGCGAATTGCCGGACGAATCTGAGAAAGATGCTCAGGCCTACTTTAATCGCAAATATGCACCGATTGACGAAAAGCTCATGGAGCTTCACAAGTGGTTTTGGGAACAAAGTGAAGCCGAGCGCGCCGCTGGTATTCACATAAAAGGAGGTGAGTAGTGCGTGTGGCATGTATCGGCTTGTTACCGTACCCGACTCGTTTTTGGGCTTCTGCGCTAATTGCAAAGCCGCATGTCCTGATGGCTGACAGGATCATTCCGGCACCGAAACGCCGTACAGGCGTTGCAGCGGCGAAACGAGCAGCAAAGAAACGCAGGAGAGCAAAACGATGAAAAACCGTAAAGCAAAAATCCTATTAGCTCGCAGAAACGGTGTTGGGGTCTGGCGATGGGTGAGGATTAGTAACAGACGGTTGAGGCTTACGGGGTTTTTAGGGGTGATGGGGCACAGCTGTTGCAAAAAGCCCAGCGCGGCGCAAAACCGATGGAAAAACCACTTGCGCACTAAAGGAGAGTGAGATGAACGGACAAATATCAATTGTTCGACCGGGAGCATGTGACGATCGCGAGATACGAATGATTATTCGTCTGGCAATGGGGAAAACAATAACTGCTCTCATTACTCCTGAAAATCTCGCATTAGCATTAACAGGAAAGTCAGACCTGCCAGTAGAGCTAAAGCTGCGAAACGTTGAGATTAAAGTGAAATAGTTATGAATACTCTTACCAAAGAATGGTTACAGAACACGATTACCAGCATTGAGTCAGCACGGGATGAAATACCGTTCGGACTCGATGAAGATCAAAACAACATGCTTACCGCATTAAAAATTGCACTGGCATCGCTGGAAGCCGAACCTGTAAGCCAGACTTACAACTTGCCAGAATTAATCGAAGGGATGGAAGTTTCCATTGATGTAAGCACTTGTGATGCTGATTTAGGTAATCGCTATTTCGGCACCGTCACCGAGGCGTTAGAACTTGATACTGCCAAGAATGGTTACATCCTCCTGGTTCAGGACGCAGAGCCAAACTTCGATGTAAATGGCAACTCTCCGGTAACTCCGGATGGTTGGATAAGCTGTAGTGAGCGAATGCCGAACGACGCGCAGTGGTGCGTAGTGAACACAGAATACGGGTATTACGTGCAATGCTGGTCTGAAGGTCAAGGGTGGCTTGGTGATGATACCAGCATCCCTGAATGCGATGTAATCAATTGGATGCCGCTACCAGAACCACCGCAGGAGGTGAATCCGTGAGTAAATCAGAATTCCTCCAAAAGTTAGACTCGCTCGCTTCAGAGTGTCACGCACTGGCCTGCCAGCTAGACATTGGCGATGAACGCACTGAGATGTTTGAAATATACAACGTGCTGAGAAGCCTTGGACGTAGCGGATATGCAAGCCAGATAAGCAAAGGTACCAACCCACTGTTATGGGCGGTTGACGATAACGACGATGATTGGGATGAGGATGATGAGTGATGGCTAACCTTCAACTGGCAGTTAACGGTGAATACTTCGACCAGATGAAGTCAGGTGAGAAAACGGAAGAGTATCGCCTGTGTAATAACTACTGGAATAAGCGAATCATGTTCCGGGAATATGACCGCCTGATTATCACAAAGGGATATCCGAAGCGCGACGATTCCAGCCGCAGAATTGATATTCCGTATGACGGATATGAAATCAAGACAATCACACATCCGCACTTTGGCGATAAACCGGTAAAGGTGTTCGCGATAAAGGTAAATATCGGCAATAAATAACAATCCTCGCACTCGCGGGGATTTATTTTATCTGAACTCGCTACGGCGGGTTTTGTTTTATGGAGATGATAAATGCACTTCCGAGTCACAGGTGAATGGAATGGAGAACCATTCAACAGAGTTATCGAAGCAGAGAACATCAACGACTGCTATGACCACTGGATGCTGTGGGCGCAGATAGCACATGCAGACGTAACCAATATTCGAATTGAAGAACTGAAAGAACACCAAGCCGCCTGATGGCGGTTTTTTCTTGCGTGTAATTGCGGAGACTTTGCGATGTACTTAACACTTCAGGAGTGGAACGCACGCCAGCGGCGCCCAAGAAGCCTTGAAACAGTTCGTCGATGGGTGCGCGAATGCAGGATATTCCCTCCTCCGGTTAAGGATGGAAGAGAGTATCTGTTCCACGAATCAGCGGTAAAGGTTGACTTAAATCGACCAGTAACAGGTAGCCTTTTGAAGAGGATCAGAAATGGGAAGAAGGCGAAGTCATGAGCGCCGGGATTTACCCCCTAACCTTTATATAAGAAACAATGGATATTACTGCTACAGGGACCCAAGGACGGGTAAAGAGTTCGGATTAGGCAGAGACAGGAGGATAGCAATCACTGAAGCTATACAGGCCAACATTGAGTTATTTTCAGGACACAAACACAAGCCTCTGACAGCGAGAATCAACAGTGATAATTCTGTTACGTTACATTCATGGCTTGATCGCTACGAAAAAATCCTCGCCAGCAGAGGAATCAAGCAGAAGACACTCATAAATTACATGAGCAAAATTAAAGCAATAAGGAGGGGTCTGCCTGATGCTCCACTTGAAGACATCACCACAAAAGAAATTGCGGCAATGCTCAATGGATACATAGACGAGGGCAAGGCGGCGTCAGCCAAGTTAATCAGATCAACACTGAGCGATGCATTCCGAGAGGCAATAGCTGAAGGCCATATAACAACAAACCCGGTCGCTGCCACTCGCGCAGCAAAATCAGAGGTAAGGAGATCAAGACTTACGGCTGACGAATACCTGAAAATTTATCAAGCAGCAGAATCATCACCATGTTGGCTTAGACTTGCAATGGAACTGGCTGTTGTTACCGGGCAGCGAGTTGGTGATTTATGCGAAATGAAGTGGTCTGATATCGTAGATGGATATCTTTATGTCGAGCAAAGCAAAACAGGCGTAAAAATTGCCATCCCAACAGCATTGCATGTTGATGCTCTCGGAATATCAATGAAGGAAACACTTGATAAATGCAAAGAGATTCTTGGCGGAGAAACCATAATTGCATCTACTCGTCGCGAACCGCTTTCATCCGGCACAGTATCAAGGTATTTTATGCGCGCACGAAAAGCATCAGGTCTTTCCTTCGAAGGGGATCCGCCTACCTTTCACGAGTTGCGCAGTTTGTCTGCAAGACTCTATGAGAAGCAGATAAGCGATAAGTTTGCTCAACATCTTCTCGGGCATAAGTCGGACACCATGGCATCACAGTATCGTGATGACAGAGGCAGGGAGTGGGACAAAATTGAAATCAAATAATGATTTTATTTTGACTGATAGTGACCTGTTCGTTGCAACAAATTGATAAGCAATGCTTTTTTATAATGCCAACTTAGTATAAAAAAGCAGGCTTCAACGGATTCATTTTTCTATTTCATAGCCCGGAGCAACCTGTGAACACATTTTCAGTTTCCCGTCTGGCGCTGGCATTGGCTTTTGGCGTGACGCTGACCGCCTGTAGCTCAACACCGCCCGATCAACGTCCTTCTGATCAAACCGCGCCTGGTACCTCTTCTCGCCCGATTCTGTCGGCAAAAGAAGCGCAGAATTTCGATGCTCAACACTATTTTGCATCCCTGACACCAGGTGCGGCAGCGTGGAATCCTTCCCCGATTACCCTGCCTGCACAACCTGACTTTGTTGTCGGCCCGGCGGGTACTCAAGGTGTAACGCATACCACGATTCAGGCGGCGGTAGATGCGGCAATTATCAAGCGTACCAACAAGCGCCAGTATATTGCCGTGATGCCTGGTGAGTATCAGGGAACGGTATATGTCCCTGCCGCTCCGGGTGGAATTACTCTGTACGGTACAGGTGAAAAACCGATTGATGTGAAGATTGGGCTTTCCCTTGATGGGGGCATGAGCCCTGCCGACTGGCGTCATGACGTCAACCCGCGCGGCAAATATATGCCAGGTAAACCAGCGTGGTATATGTACGATAGCTGCCAGAGCAAACGCAGCGACAGTATCGGCGTTCTCTGCTCTGCGGTCTTCTGGTCACAAAACAATGGCCTGCAACTGCAAAACCTGACCATCGAAAACACGCTGGGCGATAGCGTAGATGCGGGTAACCATCCGGCGGTGGCACTGCGTACTGATGGCGACAAAGTGCAGATCAATAACGTCAACATTCTCGGTCGTCAGAATACCTTCTTTGTCACCAACAGTGGTGTGCAAAACCGTCTGGAAACCAACCGTCAGCCGCGTACTCTGGTGACCAACAGTTACATTGAAGGGGATGTGGATATCGTTTCTGGTCGCGGCGCAGTGGTGTTCGATAACACCGAATTCCGCGTGGTGAACTCACGTACTCAGCAAGAAGCGTATGTGTTTGCACCGGCTACGCTGTCTAACATCTATTACGGTTTCCTCGCCGTAAACAGCCGTTTCAATGCTTCCGGTGATGGCGTGGCGCAACTGGGTCGCTCGCTGGATGTTGATGCCAATACCAACGGTCAGGTGGTGATCCGTGATAGCGCCATCAACGAAGGTTTTAACACGGCGAAACCGTGGGCCGATGCGGTGATTTCCAATCGTCCATTCGCAGGTAACACCGGCAGCGTTGACGATAGCGACGAAATACAACGCAATCTGAATGACACTAACTACAACCGCATGTGGGAATACAATAACCGCGGCGTGGGTAGTAAAGTGGTTGCAGAGGCGAAGAAGTAA